AAGTTCTTTGCGGCGACCAGCGTGGTGCCGGAGCCCATGAAGGGGTCGAGAACGATGCCATCGGGTGCGCGGCCGACGACAAAAAGCATGACGTCGAGCGGTTTTTGTGTTGGGTGGAGTTGCCCTGCGAACGAATTGTATGCTTCGACGTGCCTTGCGCCAACTCCAAAACCACGAGTAGGGCATGGCTCAAAGCTACTGCCGTTGGGATGTGGGTTGCTTTTCACGTACAAAAGCATTCCGTCTGCCCTTAAATTTTTCGCGAAACTGAACATCTGCGAGACTGCACAAAACGCAGCGATTGGACCCGCCCACCAGCGCAGCCATGTGTCATCCCTGATGTCCCACGGAAACTCAACGCCACCAGTGCCTAATGTATAGTCTAGCGTGCCTTGCTTCCCTCCTCCGCGCTTAGGGCTGCCGCCAATGCCGTACGGGGGGTCTGTCACGACAACATCAACGTCACTAACGGCGGCACTGTGCATTACATCCCGGCAATCGGCGTGGAATATCTGAATCCCGTCCGCCCCGTAATACGGTCTCATGTCAGCACTGCGTAGCACCGGTCGCGCTCCCACGGTACACGCTCAAGGCGTAGGTTATGGATGCCCAATACGTCCGATACTGCCCGTGTCTCACCCGGCCACCGCATCGCGTCTAGTTCGTCGAATACAATCACCGCGCCCTTGGGCATACGTGATACCAACAGCTCAAGCCCTAGCCGCGTCGGCATGTACATGTCAGCGTCCAGCGACAATAGGGACACGATGAGGTGTGGCCGACGCTTGATGAAATCGGGTAACGTGTCTTTGATGTCGCCTTTAATCAGCTCTAGTATCGGGCCTTCGGTTAGTTTCTGGCTCGGTAAGGAGTATATATCATTCAACTGCGCCGCGATACCCTCTATCTCCTCGCGTGTGTCGCCGTAATCGCTTCCCCCTACGGGTGACCCTGGCATACCCGTATCGTCGCTTACGGCGTCTTCCGGGCTCTCGCTCGGTATCCCGCCACCGAACGTGTCGAACCCGATGATGCGGCGACTACTGTTCCACGGCTCGAGAATACGCCGCAGTAACAGAAACGCATTGACGTGGGCACCTGTCCCAACGCCGAGCTCGACAATCGACCCCTTAACGTTCAGGATACGCTTGTATATCTCGTACATGGACAAGAGACGTTCAGGACTCATTGAACCGCCTTCAGGGCTGCGCGGCAGATAGCGAGGGGGGCGGTGTCGGCCTTACCGAAATGATCGTCTTCTGTCCAACAATACCAATGGGCCTCTATAGGCGTGTCACTTTCGCCATTATAAAAGCTGTCTACAGGCTGGTATCCTACTTGAACAGCACCGTGGCACTCCCGCAGCTTCTCCAGCACTTCCCACACATCGGCGATGTCGTGGCTCGGGTGCCAGCGGACACCGTCGATATTCGGCTCACGCCAAAGTATCAAACGTCCGTCGTCCACGTTGACATAGGGATAGTTCTCAAGGGCATCTAGCCACCTGTGATCGCCTTGGTGTGTTTCAAAAGGCAGAACTGACCATTCCATCACTCTACGTGCGACAGCGATGTTCATGTCCTGTCCAGTAGGCATATCATCTATGTTCATGTGTGCGCCAGTATCCCCTCAGCTGCCCATAGGTCGGCTTCTTCGTCTACCTCGAGGTTCTGGCCGTCGCCTATCTCATACGGGCAGCGTACCTTGCCCCACCATTGACCTAGTTTCAGGTGGTCCGACTTGTGGACGTACACGTTGCCGTCATCGTAGAAGTACCCCTTCATCTTCTGACGCGGGATGTTCTTCATCGTGCCCCACTCGAACTGATACGACGTGAACCCTGTGGCCAGCGTGTCGCAGCCCTCCTCCTGAAACGTCTTGATACACTGGTCAATCAATCCCGGACGGCGTATGGGACTCGTCGGCTGTAACACTACGATTGTTGCATATTGCGGCAGTTCTTTACAAATATGTTTGAGTACGGCAACCGTGGTCGTGTCGTCTTGAGCTAACTTGGCAGGCCTCAGTAACACATTGGCCCCGTACTGGTTGGCGACCGTCACTATCTCGCTGTCCTCGGTGCTGACAACGAATCGGTCCAGTAACAGCGACTTATGCGCCGCGTCGATGGTCCACGCTATCAGCGGCCTACCGTGTACCGGCTGAATGTTCTTACGGGGTATACCCTTGGACCCACCTCGGGCGGGGATGATGCCTAGTATCACGCTGTCGCCCCTGTGTATATCATGTATAGTTTAACCTCACCGAAGACCCTTTCTTTTACCAGTTCCCCGTGGCGTATCACATTATCCCCGTGGGAATCGATAGCGTACCGTATCAACCACCCCTCGTCGGTATCTGCCTCTACGCAGTTTGTTTCTTCGACGCCATCCAGCGTTGGGACGCACTTGACACATGCCGGGTCGTAATACGGCGAGTCCTTGAAGATGCTGACTCTCATATTTCCTCTGAGTATCCGAACGCATCGAAGTCAATGCGGTATCGTTCTATTACCGCCGCCCGCACGTCGGCTTTCCTGAAGTACCGCTTGATGGGTAGGTGTTGCGTCCTATGTAGCACGCGGCCATCCAGTGTCACGCCCGTGAGACGGCGTACACCGTCGGTTACCGCGTCATGGTCCTCGCGCCTGAACACCTTTGTTGACGAGTCGATGAAACACACCTGTGGTGCAGCAAACGACATCTCGTATTCGGTGCCTCTGTTTACCACGTCAATCAACATGCCGTCCAGCAGTACCCAATCCTCGAACTCCTCCATCGAGAGCTCGTCAGGATACCCGTACACCAGGTTTAAGTCTGACGCTAGAATCGACACGATACGTGCGTATGGATTACGCACCAGAGCAAACGTATGTTCGCCCGGGAACGCTTTAGCCGGTAAATGGCCAGCGTCGTGGCCAATTTGACTGGCTATTGTCGTGCCGCCTGTACGCGGGATATGGATGAACTTCATAGGTGAGAGTGGCCCGCGTTACGGTGACTTAAACCCACGACCGTGCAGGTCGAATTACGGAAGCCACACCCAACACTACCGGCCATTGTAGCGGGCACTGGGGGGAACGTTCGACTGTCGGCACTTGCAGCGAGCTTGTCTAGTCCATAGCCTCTAGCCGTTATCCGGTCATGTGGTTGCGCTGCTGACAACTCCACTCTCACCTTAACCGTCCTAACCATGTGATGTTTTCAGTGTACGCATACTGACTCAAGATGCGTTTGTATTCAGCGTCTACCTTCTCGGCCCATAGCCCCAACTCGCCGCTGACCATTGTCTTGGGTCGAGTCGGTAACCGTGCCGGCGCGAGCCCGTCCTTACAACTCGGCTGTGGATTGCCCGTCATGCACCAACTGAGCGCGTTCACGAAGCTGTAACTCTGGACGTACTCGATATGCCCCTCAAACCCGCTCTGTTCCATCAGCATCTCGAGGCTATTGGGCGAGAAATAGAACTTGTGGGCTTCGTGGTAAAAGAACCGGCGGTACTCTGGGCAATCGTAGATGGTGAGCAGTGGGTCGTTTAGGCTCGGAACCTCAATCACCAATAACCCGTTACGGTTCAAGTACCGCTTCACTTCAGCCAGGTACATCAACGGGTCGGTGATATGCTCGAGCGTCTGGAACATACAGACGATGTCGAACTTACCGAACGGTAACGCTTCCAGACTCGGGTACGTCTTACACCCTGTCTTCTGGGTCGCGTACTCAATCGCCGCAGTGTCACAGTCAACGCCAACCACTTCCCGTGCGTATTGTTTGGCGCGGTCAAGGAACATGCCGACTGAACAGCCTATTTCCAGCACCCGCGTTCGCCCGTGCATCCACGGCTCGAGCATATTGACGCGTTGGTCCTGGTCAGAGTACGCGGCGAACAGTTCATCGTGTGTAGCCGACTTACCGAGAATCGGCCCGTGTAGTTTCCGGTACTCGCCGTCGTAATCGACAGACGGCCCGTCCAGTGCCTCGAGGTCGCATGACTCACAACGGCACACGTCACCCTTGCCCTCGCGTATCTCATGGGATACAACGTTCAGGTGGTCGCTACCGCAGAGGAGACAGTTCATTTACTTCTCCACCGCCCGTACTAGCGCGACCACAGCCTCCGTAAGTCGGTCTATCGCAGCAACGATTGCGTCGGCGTCGGGGGTGCGACCGTTGATGTTGAATGTGAAATCAGCGGGTGGTACCTGAGATGCTGGCGGTGCCGGATACCGCGTCACATAGTGCCCACACGCACACGGCAAACCACCGCACTGCAGGCAAGGGTCACCGATACTCACGCAACCACCAACGGGCCAGTGCCGGTGAGATGTAAGACACCTGAGTATTTGTCCAACGCAGCCACATGTACGCGACCAAAGTACGTGATGTCCCGTGCCTTAAACTCGGCGTCGAATGTGCGGGGCCAGGTCTTGTGCGTGTCCACCTTAGCCGTCGCGTCCCAATGTGACAACCCCGGCAGATAAGTGGGCGGGACGTCAACGGGATCACCTGAGATTGGGTTGTTGTATACATTGAGTTCCCAAGTGCCCCAGTCGCCAAACACAACAGGCTTGGGCGCTAACGCCCAACCCTTCGACGGCCTAACGCTTGACGGTAGCACCAGTGCCGCGCCAACGGCGGTAGCCCACTTGAAGAACGAGCGACGATTCACTTTGTGTATCCCACCCTGCGCCGTGGTTGTACTCTTCGCCACTTACGCGCCGCTCGCTTCTGGACGCGTTCTCTCGACGCCGACCGTACCTCGCCAGCCTCAAACGATGAGAAGAACCGCCCTAGCGGCGACGGATTGGGTGATATGAACCGCTTTTTCACGCGGCCTCTTTCCAGTACCGTAGTTTCTTGGCTACGTCAGGTACGCCCGGCGCTATCGTGTCGGCGCCGTCACCGCGCGCCTGCTCGAACTCGCGAATGTCCTGTACTAACCGCCTTAGTCCCGGTTCCTCGAGACTGGCCGACTGGTCTGACCCGTACATGGCGCGGTCTAGTGTGATGTGACGCTCAACGTACTTGGCGCCCATCACGACGGCCGCTAGACTCGTCGCTACGCCTACCTCATGGCCACTGTACCCGATACGCGGGTGCAGTTCCTTGAGCCTGTGCAGCCGCCGCAGGTTCAGGTCGGTACTCGGGCAAGGGTATTTAGCTATACAGTGCATCAACACGAATGGGGTACTAGCATCCCGAAACACCCCCATTACCGGAGACAGTACCCCTGTTTTGTCCATACCCGTACTGATTAGCGTGTCCCTACCGTCAGCCGCCACGGCCCGTACAAACTCGGTATGCGTGAGCATGGCGCTTGCCACTTTGTTGTACGGGCAGTTGTACTTAGCCATGAACTCAAGGCTCGGGATGTCCCACGCACTAGCGAACCAGTCGATACCCAGTTCGTGACAGAACTTGTCAATCTTGTTGTACTCTCTACGACCGAACTCGAGGCCGCGCTTCTGGTCGCCGTTAGTCGTGCCCCACGGGCTCTCACGGGGCGCGGCCTGGTCATCAGCTGAGTACACTAGGTCGATGGTGCGCTTTTGGAACTTGACCGCGTCGCAGCCACAGCGTTTGGCCATAGCGATAAGAGCTTTGGCGATGTCTAGACTGCCATTCGCGTTGATACCGATTTCACCGATTATGTAGGTCACGCGGCCTCGAAGTTTGGACGTGCGTACTCTCCATACAATCGCATGGCGTGCCGATCATACGCTCGGGCGGCATCCACTTCATTGTCATACCGCCCAATATTCACAAGACCACAGTCAAGTCCGATCGACGCCTTCCATTTTCGCCGGCGGGAGTCCCAACATAAACCCTTGTACCGTGACGTTCCGCCCAGTTGCTTCCTGTTGCGCCCGTTCTGTTTATGTGTTGCAATACGTAGGTTCGCTTTGCGGTTGTCGAGCGGATCGCCGTTGATGTGATCTACTTCTAGCCCCGACGGCGCACCCATGATGGCCCGAGCCATGTAAATGGCACGACGCCCCCCGTTTACCGTCTGATCGCGTACCGCGTAACCGTATGCACTGCAGTACCACTTCAACGGCAACACCCATTCAGCATCGTCATCGTCTATGAACGCGACGCACCCCCTGGAAAGGGGGACTACCGTCACGTCGATCATTCGTCCACTACCGGCGCCGGGAACCCTTCCTCATCTAACTTCATCTGTTCATCGTCGGCGTTGAAGTCAGGCGGTAGCATCTCGCCCGCGAACAACAGCGACCAGTACGTCTCGCGGCTTATCTCACCCAATTCTCGCATCCGAGTAATTTCCGCGAATTCAGCCGGGTCAAGGCTTTGGTCGATGTAGTCTTTATTTATCTCGACAGAGCCACCCGTTTTCTCTTTCAGGTAATTCGCATGGAATTGCAGGGCCTCCTCAACCGCATCCTCGCACGACCTGGCTATACTCGTCAGGGCCGAATCCGACTCCGACTTCCCTATCTTCTTAGCGGTTGCGGTTTCTGCTGAACGGGGGTCCCTGGAAAGGAAGTTCAACCCCAGCGTGGCCATGTTAGCTTCGATGTCCTGCAGCATCTGCCGGGTATGGCCCAGAGCCGTACCCTGTGTCTCCAGGTACTTAGCGTCCGCACCTTCAGGTAGCATCAATGCCGCGTTTGGCCCGATGACCAGTTTCTCGTCATCGCTCACCCCGGTAACCACGGGCACCGGCACATTGGCTATATGCGCGGCGTGGTGATAGTCAGAGTTGGTTTCATAGTGCAGTAGGTTGAGGTCGGCCAGGTCTTTAAGTGGCGGTCGCGACACCATGAACCCCGTCCGTTTACCGTAACACACCGAGACGGGTATCTCGGTCTGGTTACCTAACACGCCGCCGCTGTCCTTGACCAGACTCTCTTGACCGGTTGTCGTGCGCTTGGTCCATACTTCCCACTCAATCGACCCAGTACTGCGCTTGAACACACGGTACCGATCGACCTGCCTGTCACCGAACGCACCGTCAGCTTCGACAGTCTCCTCATGTAACACAATCTGCTCGAGTACCATGCGCCCGCCGATACGCGTTGACCTAGCCGAGAACACGTCCTCAGCTGAGTACCGGAGCCAGTACGGCCGCACGTTCAACGTTTTCTCTTGCGCCGCGTTCAGGTTCTTTGGGACGCTTGGCATGTCAACGAGTATCAACGAGTGACCAGCCTCAATCGCGTCATGCACCAGGTCGGCACAGAACACGTCGCCGTGTGTGCCTTTGTAATCGATATTCTCCCAATGCGTCTTGATTATCTCGGGTACGTCGTCGCCCAGTACGGGGTCACGTCTGAATATCATGCCCGTCAACCCATCAACAGTGCGGCCGAATGCGTTAAAGAACGTGCGCCGGTTCTTCCGTATCAAGTAGTTTTCGGCTTTCTCTTTCGGGTGCTGCGTCAGGTAATCCTGGACCCGCTCGAACCCGGCAGCTACGTCTCGACACACCTTGATAGCCCCAGCCATAGCCTTGGCCGCAGTTGACTTGGTGTCGGGCATACTCGTATCACTCATATACTGAACTCTCCTAATCGGAGTTTGCGTTTCTTCTCTACTAGGTTGGATTCCTGCCATAACAGGTAATCGGCGGCGTCGCACATATGGTCCAGCCCGCTACCCTTGTCTCTCTGGCTAGTGCCTTCTTTGTAGGTCAGCCCTTCCCATGCTCTAATCAGCTTGACGCAGCGCGGGTGTATCTTGACCCGTACTTTACCGTCAGCCGCGCATAGGTTGGCGTTGGTGTTGTTCTCACGGTCCACTACAAGCGGCGCAGCCCTGGGTGCGCGTACCTCAAACCCAGCGTTCTTGAGTATCGTGAAATCGGTCTGGCCTACCGGGGCGGATGTCTTACGGGCCGAACCCGACGGATCAGGACACATGATGATTTTGCGGTCGGGGTAACGTTGCTTTAGTTCAGCGGCGACCTCTTCGGTGTTACTTGCGGACAACTCAAGGTCAGCTATAAAGTGTATCTCGTCGGCTACCTTGACCGCGATCGCGCTTGCCATCGGGTGGACGTTGAAGTCCTGGCCAACGTACAGCTCGGCCCCCGTGTCCTGAACGTCGGCGTCAACGTTCTTGGTCCGGTTGAACGTGTAGTACACCCGGCCACTCATCGTCTCAAAACTTGCCTCGAACTCTTGCCGGTAGCTGCGCGGGTCCATCGCGGACTTGATGTCTTTTAGGCGATCACTGGTGAACCGACCAGACTCAATGGTCGTACATTGCCAAGACTCCCAGGACGGAAACTCTGGATCTTGCCCGCGTACGTAAAAGTCATACCCGAAATTGAAACCCTTGGGCGTAGTGGATAGAATAGCCTGACCATCGAACTCGGCCATCATCGGCAACAACACCTCTTCCCATGTCTCAAGCCCACGATCGGCCGCATTCTCTTGTACCGCAAACTCATCGTTCACCAACCGGTACACCCCGCCGCCGCGCATATTGTCCGCATTCTCACGACCACCTAGCAAGATTCGCGACTCGTTGTGAAGCGTCAAAATCATATCGACCTGATTGACATGCTGGATGTACCGCGCCGGCACGATGCGCCTTATGTCGCCGGGTCCACCAAAGTGGTGTTTCTTGACGTTGCGCTGCGTAGTGCTGACAAACCAATTGTCTGTACCAGGACGGGTTAGCGCCCCGTTCAACAGCCAGAGTTTCGCGAGGTGGGATTTCCCCGAACGTCGGCCCCACACCAGAACCCTGAAC